GGGGGAACCGTGCCCGCCTACCTCGCCACGTACACCACGAGCCTCTAGGAGCGCGCCCATGCCCATCACCGAGAGCCGGCTGCGGCTCGGCACCCTCACCCTCGGCGGCACATCGTTCGCCACCCAAGCGACCAACGTGCGCCTCGTGCCCTCCACCGAAGAGGACGGCGACGCGCTCGAGGTCCTCTCCGGCGACGAGATCCTGCCCGACGACGTCACCACCTGGGCGCTGGCGATCACCGCCGTGCAGGACTTCGACGACCCCGCCGGGTTCGTCAACTACGCCATGCAGAACGCCGGCGACGTCGTCGCCTTCGTGTGGGCCCCCAACCCGCCCGGCGTGTCCTACGCCGGCAACGTGAAGGTCCGCCCGGTCGAGATCGGCGGCGACGTCAACGCCCGGCTGACCACCGAGGCCGAGTGGCCCATCCAGGGCGAGCCGATCCCGACCTACCCGGTCTGAAGCCGTGGCACGGGCACGCACGACCGACGCCTCGGTCAAGATCGCTGGGCTGTCGAAGCTGCGCCGGGCGCTGCGCGACATGCAGGGCGACGCCGAGGACCTCAAGGAGGCCAACGCCCGCGCAGCCGCCATCGTCGCCGCCCGCGCCACGGCGACCGCTCCGCGCCGCACCGGCCGGCTCGCCGGGTCGGTGCGGGGCAACCGGGCCGTGTCCCGCGCGCAGATCGCCGCCGGCGGCGCGACCGTCCCCTACGCCGGCCCGATCCACTGGGGCTGGCCCGCCCGCGGCATCACCGCCCAGCCGTTCGTGTCCGACGCCGCCGTCGACACCGAACCCATCTGGCTGCCGCAGTACCAGGCCGACCTCGACCGCGCCGTCGCCAAGGTCGGCGGCACCTACCGGTAAACGACAAGAAAGGCAGGCCCGGCATGGCCAAGAAGAACGACCCGCTCAAAGGGCTCACCCTCGGCGAGCTGGACACGATCAGCCGCACCCTCGGCGAGGACGTGATGCAGGCCGTCGCCGACGGCACCCAGAACCGGTGGAAAGGCCTGGCGCTGGTCGCGCTGACCCACGCCCGGCGCACCGACCCGACCGCGCAGCTCAAGACCTACCTCGACATGCACCCCGACCAGCTCGCCGACATCCTCTACGGCCCCGAAACCGACGACCAGCCCGACCAGCCCACCGGCAGCGACGTCGAGGCGCTCGAAGCCGACCCTACGGCGCCCGCGCCCGCGTCGTAGTGGCGCGGGCGTGGGGCACCACACCACAGGCCCTGCGGGAGGCAACCCTCGAGGAGTACGACGAGATGCTCGCCCAGCTCGAACGCGAGCACCAGGCCCGGCAGCGACACCCCCGCCGACGCAGAAGGAGGTAGACGATGGGACGCCCAGCGCGGCTGCTCGTCGAGATCGTCGGCGACTCCCGCGGCCTCGGCCGCGCCGTCGGCGACGCCGACTCCAAGCTCGGCCGCCTCGGCGGCGCCGCCCGCGCCGCGGGCCGGGCCGCCGCAGTCGGCATCGGCGCCGGCGCCGCCGCGCTGGGCGCGCTCGCGGTGTCGTCGGTGAAGAGCGCCAGCGCGCTCGAGCAGTCCACCGGCGCCGTCGAATCGGTGTTCGGCAAGGCCGCCGGCGCCGTGAAACGGTTCGCCGCCGACGCCGCCGACAACGTCGGGCTCGCCAAGAGCCAGTACCAGGACCTGGCCGCCGTCGTCGGCTCCCAGATGATCCGGTTCGGGCAGTCCCAGAGCGAGGCCGCCGCCTCCACCGACCGGCTCATCACCCTCGGCGCAGACCTGGCCGCCACCTACGGCGGCACCGTGTCCGAGGCGGTTCAGGCGGTCTCCTCGCTGCTGCGCGGCGAACGTGACCCCATCGAGCGGTACGCCGTCGGCATCAACCAGGCCGCGGTCGAGTCGGAGCTGGCGGCCCAGGGCCTCGGCAACCTCGAGGGCAAGGCACGCACCCAGGCCGAGGCGCAGGCCACCCTCGCGCTGCTGTTCGAGCAGACCACCGCCGCGCAGGGCTCGTTCGCCCGCGAGTCCGACACCCTGGCCGGCACCCAGGAACGGCTCAAAGCCAAGTTCGAGAACGTCAAGGCCGAGCTCGGCGAGAGGCTGCTGCCGATCGCCACCAGGTTCGGCATGTGGATCCTCGACAGCGGAATCCCCGCGGTGCGCCAGCTCGCGTCGTGGCTGGCCGACAACCTCGGCCCCTCCGTCAGCAAGGTCGCCGACTGGGTCCGCGACCGGCTCGTGCCCGCGGTGCAGCGCATGTACGAGTGGTTCGTCGACAAGGTCGTGCCCGCGCTGCGGGACACCGTCGGACCGGTGATCGACTCAGCCCGGCGGTCGTTCCAGCGGATCACCGGCGCGGTCGGGGACAACAAGGACGAGCTCGGCACGCTGGCCGAGTTCATCAGCGAGGTCGCCATCCCGGTCATCAAGACAATCGCGCGGATCGTCGGCACCAGCTGGAAGGCGCAGTTCGACGTCGGCTCCCGCGTCATCGCCGGGATCATCGACACGATCGGCGCGCTCGTGCGGGCCATCGAGAAGGCGATCGACGCGGCGCGCCGCCTCGGGTCGGCGGTGAAGAACGCGGTCACGTCCAACCCGTTCGACTTCGACTTCGACTTCGGGTTCTCCGCCGGCGGGCTGCACCGCATGACCCCCGGCGCGCTCGGCGGCGGACCCGGCTACGGCGGGCTGTCCGACCTGGCCACCGCCGGGCTGGCCACCGCCGCGGCCGGCGCGTACAGCGGCAGCAGCCACCGCACCCGCGCCGGCGGCGGGCTCACCTACGTCGACAACCGCGAGATCACCGTGCGGGTCGACGGTGCGCTCGACCCCGTCGCGGTCGCCGCCCAGATCGAGGGCATCCTCAAGGCGCACACCGTGCGCACCGGCCGGCAGCTCACCTACGGCGCGGCGTGATGGGCAAACTCGCCCGCGACGTCGGCCCGGCCGCGCTCGAGGTCACCCTCGGCGGGCTCGCCCTCGCCCTCGCCGACGTCGGCAGCATCACCATCCGCCGCGGCCGCAGGAGCGTCGACGAGCAGCCCACCGCCGCCACCTGCACGCTCGCCGTGTACGAGGCCGCCCTCGTGTCCGGGCTGCCGACCGTCGGTGAGCCCCTCGAGATCAGCCTCGGCCCGGACGCCCTCACCTGGCTCGGCATCACCGCCGACGACCCGGCCGTGCCCCGCTTCGTCGGCACCGTCACCGACGCCCGGATCGTGCCCGGCCGGTTCGTCGGGCTCGACCGGGACGTCGTGCAGATCGTCGCCACCTCCCCGCTGGCGAAGTTCGGCCGCGTGTTCGTCGGTGACGTGCCCTGGCCGCAGGAGCTCGACGGGCAGCGGGCGTGGCGGATCATCCGCGCCACCGGCTCCCAAGGCTCCGACTTCGTCACCTACGTCGACCCCGACCTGCGCGGCAACCCCCCACCCTGGCTGTTCACGCGCACCGGCTCGGCCACCCTCAGCGGCTACGACCCAGGAGAGTGGCCCACCCAGCCCGACGTATGGAGCTGGGCGCTCGACACGACCGGTGCCGCCGGCCCCGGCGTCGACCTTCAAGACTACTTCCTCGGCGTGACGGTGTCGGTCACACCTGGCGAGACGATAAAGATCCGATGGACCGGGCAGATGGCACCCCAAGTGGGCACGACCCCTCCAGCGGCGTTCCTCGTGATCGGACCCCAGGAAACCCCGGTCAACGTCCGCGGCAACACGTCCGGCGGAAGCCTCGTCGACGTTCACAATGTCGAATCCGACCTCTACACGGTGCCGGCTGGGGTAAGCGAGCTGACTATCGGCGTCGCCCTCCGGGACGCCGACCGCTACTACACGCCCGGAATAAAGATCGACGCCCTGACCCTGGTGCCGTTCGAGCCGGGCGCCATCACCGAGATCGACGGCGGCACCGTCGAAGTCGTACCCCGCGACGTGGACCGGCAGAACGCGCTCGGGCTGCTAACGTCCCTCGCGTTCGACGCCCGCGGGCTCATCATCGACCGCCGCGGCGGGCAGCTCGAGTACGCCGACGCCGACGACCGGCGCGGCGCCCCCGTCGCCGTCACCCTCGACGACGCCGAGGTCATCGTCGGCACCGAGTGGGCCACCACCCTCGAGGGGCTCGTCAACGACGTCACCCTCTCCTACGGCACCGCCGCCGCCGGCTCCGACCCGCCCAGCGTGCGGGTGATCGACCAGGCCTCGGTCGACGCCTACGGCACCGCCGCGATCTCCCGGCAGACCCCGCTCGCGTTGCAGGCCGACGCCGACCGCATGGCGCGGCGGATCATCGGGCTGCTTGCCCAACCCGCGTACCGCATGACCCGGTTGACGGTGGACGCGCTGCGCACCCTCACCACCACCGCGAAGCGGGCCGCGCTGCTGCGCTGCGAACAGTCCGCGCTGATCGAGGTCACCGACTTCCCCACGTCCGGGCCGCTCACCACCGGCCGGCTGTGGCTCGAAGGCTGGACCGAGATCATCACCCCGCGCGACTGGCGGTTCGAGCTCGACGTGTCCTCCTACGTCGCCGGCGGTCCCGGCATCACCTACGACGACGTGCCCGACACCCTCACCTACGACCAGGTGCCCGACGACATCGCTCACGCCACCGCGTGGGGCTACGACCCGACCATCTGAGAAAGGCCCCCCGATGACCGCGACCACACCCAACCGGGCCTACCCCTACCCCCAAGGCGCCGACTTCCTCGGCGACACCGCGTCGGCGGTGCAGGCCCTCGCCGAAGCCGTCGACACCGACGTCGAGACCCTCGCGGCCGACTCGCAGCCAAGACTGAGAGTCCACCAGACAGGCGACGTCTTGCTAAACGACAACGTCCAATTGGCCATCCCGTGGGGGAGTTCGGCCTTTGCTGTCGATGAGTCGAGCGGAATTACTGCCGAAGCCGATGGTGATTTAGTCGTCTCCGAGGCTGGCCTCTACCTCGTGATCGCTACCGTGGTGTTCGAGGCCCGCGCTGGCGGTGTGCGGGTCGTCGACATGCTCGGCGGAACCGGGGCCACGCAACTCTTTGGGCGCCACCTCCGCGTGCCCGCCGCCGGCGGCATCCAAGATGAGGTCCAGCTGACCCATCTGGTTCGGCTGGCCGCCGGCGGAAGCGCAAGAGTGCGCGCCTGGCAGAACAGTGGGGCGGCGATGTACCTGAAGGCCGTCTCTGTGACCGCCGGCACCGTCAACGCCCTCGAGATGGTCCGGGTCAGCGCATGATGGAACCCCTGCCCCGGTCGACGTGGACCGACACCGGTCCCCGCGCCCCGGCCGCGCTCGAGCGGCACGAGGTCGACGGCCTGGCGGTGCACTGGCTCGGCCCCGCCGCCCCCGCCGCC